CTCCCGCGAGTTCTCCACCACGCGAGGTATGACCCCCAACGTGGCGAGGGACAGACCGCTGTGGGTGACCACCTGACCGTTGCTCCTGGTGTCCATCTTCGGGACACACACGTCTACGGTTTTCTTGGACCGAAGGGCTCTGGAGACGAGGCGGTAGACAGTGGTGGATTTCTCCGCACGGACGGGACCGCAGATGACGTGGAGCATTTCAGAGTCTACCGCGGCGGGGCCGGTGTTCGGGTACCCCAGTGTATCGAGATTGTCGGGATCGCAGCAGGCAACGGAACCCTACAATGATGGACAACCCATCGGGGGGTAGTCGTACCACTACCGGCCCCCGTCCTAGCCACAGGAAGGTGTGGCCCTTGAGGCGGTGCCGGGTCCTGTCCTCGGGCCTCACGGCCCCTTCCGCACGATGTCCAGGGCCTCCTGGAGACGCGACTGGTGGACCATCCACACCCTCTTGTCGGCGTTCCAGCGGGCACCGATGGTCTTGAGCTTTTCCTTCACGTCGTAGGTCTTGCCCGGCACGGGGACCATGGGGTCCGCAGGGGTGCCGTTGAGCACATGGGTCTCAGACGCCGAGAGGTACAAAACCAGCCCGCTCAGGACGTAGGTCGTCCCGGGCGGGTGTCGCGCCGAGTAGAACCGGGTCGCCCGTTCGTTGACCCCAATCTCATCGGGGACAGCAACCCACCAGGAAGATCCGTCTGGGGCGCGATGCACGGCCGCATTCGCCCCCCCAAGCATCGCACAGAGAGCGGCCCTGTCTTTCGGGGGTGCGACCTCGGTGGTCTCTCCCTCAATCGGGATGAGTGTGGCCATGACCACGTTACGCTCGGTAGGCCCCCTATAAGCCCACCCATTGGTAGACCGTGCCTACCACCGACAAACATCCCGCCCGTTTGTACCTGGACGAGCCACTCATGGAGTGGCTCCGGGCCGAAGCCGCCCGGAGGCACTGCTCCCTGTCCCAAGTCGTCCGCGACCTCATCGTAGACCGCATCGCGGTGCAGCGGGTTCTGGTGCAGGCACCATGACAGCCCCCTACGGTGAGGTGTATCTGTTGACCTGTACGGCCAATGGGAAACAGTACGTGGGGCAGACTACCTACGGGGTGGCCCACCGCTGTGAACAACACTGTGACAATGCCAATCGAGGGCGGGGCTATCTCATCGGAAAGGCCCTACGCAAGTACGGCCCTGACGCTTTTACGGTTGAGGTGCTGGACACTGCTGCCAATCAAGTGGAGTTGGATGCCAAGGAGATCCACCTGATTGCCACAAAGGGGTCTCTCGTCCCCCATGGGTACAACCTCCAAACTGGGGGCAACGGTGGTCGTCCGTGTGATGAGACCCGGCGACGGATGAGCGCCGCACAGACGGGTCGGGTTCACCCTGAATCTGTCAAAGAGAAGTTGCGGATCGCCAGCACCGGGCGAACCCTTTCACCAGAGGCTCGGGAGAAGATCAGTCGGCGGCATACTGGCAGGGGGGTTTCGGAAGAGGGCCGTCAACGGATGAGCCTTGCAAAGAAGGGCAAACCCCTGTCCCCAGAGCACGCTGTGAAGGCCCGTGTGGCGGGTCTCGGGAAAACTCGTTCACCTGAAGCTATTGAGGCTACTCGACAGGCCAACCAAGGACGAAAAATGTCCCCCGAGGCTGTAGAGAAGAACCGGCAGGCTCAACTCAAGCTCGGGAAGAAGCTCTCACCTGAACACGCAGAGGCTCTTCATCGGTCCCGCCGAGGCAAAACACTTTCACCAGAACACATTGATGCCATCCGAAAGACCCACCTGGGTCGGAAACGGCCCGATGAGACACGAGCGAAGCAGAGTGCTGCGGCCAAGGCCCGGGGTGGTGGCACTCCCGTGGCTCTCAAAGCGATGCGTCAGGCCAACATCGGACGGGTGATGACCCCTGAACAGCGTGCCACGCTGAGTGCCCGACTCAAAGGCATCAAACGGTCACCAGAAGCATGTGCCCGGATGAAGGCGGCGAAGGCCAACATCACCGAGGAGACCCTGGAAAAAATGCGGGAAGCTGCACAAGCAAGGCCCCGTAGAGTGAACACTCCTGAAACCAAGGAGAAGATGCGCCTGTCTGCAATCGAGGCTCATCGTCTTCGTTGTGAGAAAACATCAACAACTTCGGAGGGTTAGGCCATGTCATTTGGGTTCACGGGTTTCTTCCGAGCCGGGGCCTATCGAGAGTTCCGACGCTTCATCCTCAATCAGCGTCGGGACGTGCTTGCCCGGTTGACAACAATCAACGCAGAACTGGCAAGGATCGGGGAGATCCAAATTCAGTACGAAGTCAGCGCGACTGACCCGAACAGGGTCACTGAACGGAGGATTGGGTTCAACGTCACCCCAAATACCTCCATTGAACACCTCATGAGGGCGTACATTGCCGCTGGGGGCAATGTTTTCGACATCTCGATGTTCTTGACCCCGGACTCCGTCGAGGTGACCGAGGATCCTGAGGCCCCTACCACCCAGCCCGACGACACGGGGGCTCAGACCACGCCGAGTGGCCCGTTCCGGGACACACAGCCCTACGGCGGCATCGCGTCGTCACAGAGCACAGATCCCCTCGCGGGTGGTCTATACACGGGCGGGTGGCTCCCCATGTGGCGCTACCCCCCGAGGCGCTTCGGCAACACGGTGAGCTACACGGCCCAGTCGGCAGACATGGCCCGGACCGTCCACGCGGCGCGGGGGTGGGTGTCCCAGGAGATCAAGACCCTGAGGAACGACATCGAGGCCCGGATCATCAAGCTCATGGACCTCCGCGAGCAACTCAAGAAGGAGCGGGACGAACTTCTCCCCACCGCAGTGGGTGGGTGCATCCCCGACCTTCACTGGTCCGCCGAAGAGTTCGCCACGTCGCACAACGTGGCCAACATCGTGGACCAGTTCGACGCCGTGTTCTACCCCGAGCTCCTCCCGGACGGATCACGGGACTTCAACCGCCCCAGGGTCACGGGTCCCAACCCCACCGAGCCCATGCTCCTCGACGACGCCCCCAACGGCGAAGAGGATTTTTGCGCCCTGGGGTGAGAGTGCCCCCCACATGTAAGCATAGTCTCCGTGGCTCTGGTATTGGTTGGTGTGCCATCGGGTAGAGTGCTCCATGCCCTACGGAGAAATCTATTGCCTGACATGTTCAGTCTCAGGCAAAAAATACATCGGTCAGACCACACAGACCTCGGAGAAGCGCTGGAAACAGCACCGGAACGAGCGGAACCGGAAGGCCACTCACATCAACCGTGCGCTCGTGTTGCATGGGGTCGAGACCTTCACCATGACGGTCCTGGACACGGCTGATGACCAGACCGAACTGGACCAGAAAGAGATGGCGTGGATTCGCCGGGAGGGCACGCTGTCCCCAAGCGGCTACAACCTCAACGAAGGTGGTCTCGGTGGCGGGAAACGCTCCCCCGAGACCCGCGCCAAAATGAGCGAGTCCCAGCGGAAGAGGGTCTACTCGCCGGAGGAAAGAGCCCGAAAGGCTGTGACATCGACGGGACGGAAACACACCGATGAAACCAAAGAGAAATGTCGGCAAGCCCGTCTTGGAAAACTGACCCCCGAGCACCTGGAGGCAATCCGCAAGATGAACAGGGAGCGGGTGTTCACCCCTGAGCTCCGGGCGAAGATGTGTGCGTCTCAGACGGCTCGCTGGGAACGTGTCCGTGCGGCCCGTGCGGAGTCACAGACGCCCGCGCCGTAGGGTGGTGAGCGGTTTCCCCGCTATCACACGCCCACGGTGAACCATGAGCCGCGATTTGCAATTGGCCTGGAACTGCCCACACCTCATCGGTGAGGAGCGTGTCGCTCTTGGGGCGGACCGGCGGACCCTGTACACGTCCAAGCCCATCTCGGGTGCGACCCTTCTCCGTGTTGTGGCCGACGACATCTACCCCGTGTCGCCGTTCACCGGGTTCGTGACCGCGGCCTCGGTGAAGTCGTACCGGCGGGAGCCCTACAGGGTCACCCAGGCCAATCGCACCCTCACGGTCACCACCCAGCTTGGGACGGCGACGGTGAGCCTCACCCCGGGGTACCTGTCCGCGGCACAGGTGATCGCGGCCATCAACACCGTGGCCTCACGGTTGGTGACCCTCACCAGCCCCAACGGGTATGTGACGGTGGCAGATACGGGTGACCCGGGGAGCACTTCCAGGGTGCAACTCTCGGGGACTGCCCTTGAACCCCTGGGGTTCGACCAGCAGTCGGGCGACAAGGGCAAGGTGGTTGTCCCACCATGGCGTCTGTACTCCCGCTCGGTGGTGAACCCCCAGGACGCCGTGGACTCCCTGGGGTACTTCATCCGGTTCGACGCCGTGGTGAACTCGGGGATGTACTTCACGGTGACCTACCCCGTGGCCCCGGACCTGTGCCTCCGGTGCCTGACCACGGGTGTGGAGAACGACTACCGTTTTGACGCCCAGGGGGCGGCGATGATGGTGTCGGACGAGAACCTCCTGTACCAGTCGGTGCTGAAGGTGATCCTCACGGAGATCCGCTCGAACATCTACTACCCCTGGTACGGGTCCACCCTGTCGTCCCTCATCGGTTCCAAGGTGCTGGGTGGCACTGCGGCGGGTATCCGTCAGTCGGTGGCCACGGCCCTGACGATGTTCCAGAACCTCCAGAACTCTCTGTCCAAGTACCAACGGATCACGGCCAAGGAGAGGTTGTTCGCGGTGGACGGCATCGGGGTGACCCAGTCCCCCAACGACCCCACGGTGTTCTTCATCGAGGTGAACGTGCGAAACTACGCCTCGGAGCCCGTTTCCGTGACAATAGTCTATTCTACTCCTGGGACGTACGCCCTGCCTGGGACCAACCAACTCTCTCTTGGGAGCTTCTGAGATGGCTACATCGGTTCAGTTCCTTGGTCCTGACGGCGTTCTCCGGGTGAGCTCTGCCTTCTCCACCACCAGCACCAACCGTTTCTTCACGGGTGTCCTCCCTGATGACGCGGTGGACGTGGAGGTGTCGGTCTACGGACAGCCATTCACCAGCGACCCCACCTTGGTGGCCTTCGCGGGCACGGGGTTCACGGTCCCCAACCCGGCGGCGTACCCCACGGGCCTCGACCTGTTCTCGGGCGAGAACACCATCCAGGTTCGTTCTGTTGGGCTCACGGGCACCCGGAGCGCCGCGGCCACCGTGGTGGCACGGCTTCTCCCGCCCGATGCTGTGGACTTGTTTCTCCCGCCGTCAGGGGTGACCATCGAGCGCCTGGACGGGTCGGTGAAGGTGACGGCACAGGGCCTCAGTGATTCCCGCGTGACGGGCTACAACTTCTACGCGGCCACGGATGCAGGCGGTGGCACCAACGGGTACTCGCTCCTCAACACCACTCCAGTGAACGTGGGGGAGCCCACGCAAGGGGTGTCGGACCTGTACACCCTCACCTCGGACAACCCGGCCCAGACAGCCACACCGCTGTTCTACAAGGTCAGGATCGACCAGGAGACGAGTGCAGAGGCGGTGCTGTCCACCGATGTGGACTCCCGTGTGGAGATCCCAGACACCGTCACCACGGTGCGCTCCACGGTGGTGGTTTCGTCCGTGGTGACCACCACGTACTACAGCTTCCAGCACACCCGGAACGCGACCCCACAGTCCACCCCGGCGACGATCTTCTCGGGTCGGTTCGCCAGCACCCCGGCGACGGACCTTCTGTACTACGTGGTGACGGCCATCTACTTCGACACCACCCTCCAAGTAGAGTACGAGTCGTACTACTCCACCGAGGTGGTGGGAGCGCCCGCACAGGTCCGTCAACAGATCAACGGCATCACCGCGGTCTCCCGGCAACAGATCCTGGAACAGGCCATCGCGACCCTGTACCGCCAGAACCCCGACATCGCGGTGCAGCCTGGGTCGGTGGTCCGGGACATCTTCCTCGACCCGTTCACCACGGAGGCCGAGCGACTGCGCTTGCTCCTGGACTACGTGTACCGGGCAAGCTCGTTTGACACGCTCCTCCTGGTGGACGACCCCAGCGGTTCAGGGGTGTCCATCCCGCCAGCAAATTCTGGGTACAAGACCGCGCTGGCGGCGGCGCTGTTCTACTCGAACGTGGCCGACGTGCAGAACGTCATCGACGGGAGCTTCGACAAGATCGCGGCCAACTTCGCGGTGACCCGTCTCGCGGGGCAGAACTCCGTGGGCGAAGTGCGGTTCTACACCTCGGGCACGCCCACCCAGTCCATCATCATCCCACTTGGGACGGTGGTCACGGGTGGGGGCATTCAGTTCCGCACCACGCGGTCGGCCACCCTGTCTGTCTCGCAGCTTGCTTCGTACTGGAACCCGTCCACACGGCAGTACAGCATCACGGTCCCCATCCGTTCCGCGGCAGTGGGGCGGTCCACCAACGTGGGTGCCCGGCAGATCAACGCCTCGGGTGTGTACGGGATGTCCGTCATCAACGACGCGGCGACCTTCGGTGGCACCGAGGAAGAGTCCAACGCCCAGCTTGCGGCACGGGCACGCACCGCCCTGTCATCCGTGGACACGGGCACCACACAGGGCTACCTCCAGACGGCGGCGGGTGTCCCTGGCACGGTCCAGAACATGGTGGTCCGGGCGGGCGACCCGCTCATGCAGCGGGACTACGACACCGAACTCAAGCGCCACATGGGTGGCAAGGTGGACGTGTGGGCACGCGGGTCCCGCTCTGTGGACGTGACGGACACGTTCGCGTTCACCTACGAGCGCCGCAATGCTGTGCAGTTCGTCGCGGTAGGGGACGTGTTCACGTTCCGGGCGGTGAGCGATGAGATCACCTCTGCGAACCCCATCGCCTCGATGCTGGACTACCCGTCCCTTGGCCTGGGTCTGAAGAACGTGACCACGGGCGAGGTGTTTGACCTCACCAATGTCACGTACATCAACTACAACACCATCCAACTGGACGTGACCATCCCGCAGCCGCCGGTCACCCTCACGGACATCATCCTGGGGGATTTCCGGTTCCGTCTGGGTGACCAGCATCTGTTCTCCCGCCAGCCCGTGAACTCCGTGTCGGGTGTCACGGGTGAGGTGATTGGTGCTCTGGACCTGTCCCTGTTCACCCTCATCCACCCGAACTCCCCATTGGGACTCGGGTGCTCGACACAGGCTGGGGACTACCTCCAGATCAACCAGTCCACCGACCCCACCGTGGTGTCTCCCTCGGGCAACCTCATCACGGTGACGGACGAGCTCCACCTCCTCACGGGGTTCTACCAGGAGTTCCTGTACAATCTCGGGGCGGACACCCTGTCCATCGTGGTGACCAACCAACTGGGCACGGTCACCTACAAGGGTCCGTTCGACCCCAGCGGGTCTCCCGACTACACGGTCATCGAGGGCACCTCGACCACTGCCGCGGGGATCAAGCGCACGACTACGAGTGCCATCGCGGACGGCGAAACGGTGCTGATCTCGTATGTGTACTACGAGAACTTCACGGTCACCTACCAGACCAACTTGGTGACCTCGGTGCTGCAACAGTCCCTGGACGACATGGCCCACGCCACGGCCAACGTCCTTGCCAAGCAGGCGGTCCTTACCCCTGTGGACATCACCGCGACGGTGATCCTCAAGAAGGGTGCGGACCGCACCAACACGGACATCGCCCTCCGCAACAATCTCCAGTACCTCGTAGGTACCCTCAAGCTGGGTGACCCGATGCGTAGGTCTGACGTGATCGGGGAGATGGACAACACCACTGGGGTCTCCTACGTGGTGGTGCCTCTCACCAAGATGGTGCGAGCACCGGGGTACCAGATCGTGCGGAACGACCTGACTACCTCGTCCTTCGGTGACGCTTTCCGAGTGGACGCTTGGTCGAACACCTCGTCCGCCGTGTGGCTGGTCATCCAAAGTCTCGACGCCCCCACCTCCACGGGCGGCGGGGACACCAGCATGTTCCGCGGGGTGTACCAGGACGATGGGGAGATGGCCCTGCAACTCACGGCACCGCAGAACCTCGGGATGGTGCCCAACCAAGCCTACATCATTGGCAGTGGTGGGCTGGCAATCCCCGGGTATGGGACGACACCCGTCAAGAACTGTGTGTTGGTGTCCCTCCCCATCGGGGATGCACCGTCCAATCACACGTACTGGTGTACCTACATCACCGCGGAGGACACGGGCGACCACGACATCGACCCGAACTCGATGGAGTACTTGGTATTGGGTGATGTGCAAATTACGTTTGACGAGGATAGATAGCTTATACCTCCCGGAGGGTATGCGGTTCCTCTACGACGGTCACGCCAATGAGGGTGGGATCTACCAGATCACCAACCAGATCAACGGTCGGTTCTACATTGGCAGCACTTGTCAGTTCAAGGTGAGATGGGCAACCCATCGCCGTGAGCTTCTCAAAGGGAATCACTGTAACGCATTTCTCCAGAACGACTTCAACAAGTGCGGGGCAGATGCGTTCGTTGTCGAGGTGCTGGAGGTGATCCCAGACAGAGGCTCCCGCCTCTCTGCTGAAGGTGCGTTGATTCACCAGCACTTCGGAAAAGGGTGTTACAACCTCGAACCCGAGGTAGGCCCACACTCTCCTGTGAACTCACGGCCCCGGAGACCACACACAGAGGCAACCAAGGAGAAGATCCGTCAGGCCAAGCTGGGTAGGAAACTCCCCCCAGAGGCCGAGGCACAACGTGTAGATGCTGTCCGGGCATCCATGGCAAAACTGAAGGCCACTGGTGCCACTCAGACATGGGGGGCATCCAAGCGTGGGGTGCCCCGTACTGAAGAAGCCAAGGCCAAGATGCGGGAGTCCGTTGAGCAGCGCCGACAGAATGGGACACTGGTTCTGTCCCCGGAGCAGAGGGATCACCTTCGTCAGATCAACCTTGGGAAGGTCTACGGCCCGCGTAGCGAAGGAACAAAGGCAAAACTGCGGGAGGCTTGGGTGTCACGCCCCAGGGTGGCGACCCGTGGCCCGATGAGTGAGCAGACCAGGGAGAACATCCGGCAGGCCAAACTCGGGAAGCCTCACACAGAGGCGGCTCGGGCCAAGATGTCGGCATCACACAAGGGTCGTCCGTTGTCCGAAGAGACAAAAGCCAAGATGTCCACCGCACGAAAGGGTCAGGGTACGGGCCGACGCCACTCAGATGAGACTCGGGCCAAGATGTCGTCTGCGAGGAAGGGGCGACCGGGACGACCCCTGTCGGATGAAATCAAGGCCAAAATCTCCGCTGCACGGAAAAGCAGGGCTACCAAGCCCCACTCAGAAGAAACACGCGCCAAAATGTCGCTCTCACAGAAAACCCGCAGGGCATCCGAGAAGAGCGGGGCTGCACAGTGACAACACCGATCATCCCTAAGAACCCTGTTCTGTACGGGCTGTACAGGTTCTTCCCGCCGTCGGTCTACGGACCCGCGCCGCAGAACCCGGCTCCCATGGACCTCCATGGACAGGTGGACCGTGCCCGGGTGAAGACCCTGGCAGACCAGATCGTCACCGTCTTCCTGAACTCCCTTCCGTCCAACTATGTCTCCCAGACCAAGGGGCCGTACTACGTCCAGCAGTTCATGGCCGCGGCGGAAGAGCTCGCCCGCGTGCAGGTTCTCCTCAACGACGCCTATGAGGACACGGACTACGACTTCACCCGCCCAGAAGTGCTGTTCCAGTTCCTTGCCACGCTGGTGTTCCCGGACGCGGACAACCAGGGACTGCCCCAGATCGACGGGGACCTCACGTACCGGGAGTTCCTCAAGCGCATGGTGGCACTGCTCCTCCAAGGGAGCACGGCGGTCACCCTGGTGGGTGGTGTTGAAGCCCTCACCGACGCCAACGTCTCTCTCCTGGAGAAGTTCAAGTACCTGAACGACCCGGGTGTGCTCTGGACCATGGCAGACCAGTTCACCTTCGAGGTGGATGTCTCCAAGTTCAACAACACCGGGCCGACCACAGCCCTCCTGGTCACCACCCACTACCACACCGTGACGGTCAGTGTCACGGGTGAGGGCGTGACGGGGGCTGCCGTGTACAGCGCCGGGTCAGGCCCAGAGCACACTCACGACATCACGGACTTCGTGGTGCAAGAGGGCAATGGGACAGGGCAGAACGCCCACACCCACGACCTCATCTCGGCCTTCCCAGACCTCCCGGTCATCCTGCAACGCAACGTGGGGCTGGTTCTCCAGGCGCTGGATCCGGCGAGCACCCTGTACGAGTACCGGAACCTGTTCCGTGAGAACCTCCGTGGGCTCATCACAGACCAAGTGACCCAGGCGGACCTCGAAGCCTACTACTACGAGGACTTCCGCCGAGACTGGTCAGGGGTCAAGGCCATCACGGGCACCAATGGTGTGGTGGGGGCTGACAGGTATCTGTTCCAGGACCCCACGCTGTCCTTCCGGTCGGTGGGGGTTGGGTCAGAACTCGTGGTCCCCGTGACCCCGGCCCCTCTGCCCTCGACATACCTCCCCCGCGAGCATCGCTACAAGGTATCCGCAGTTCTCTCGTTCCCGTATGGTGATGACCCGGTGGCCCGGGCATACACCACGTCCCCGACCGGGCTGACGGGGTCCGTCACGGTGACCAATGGGGCCTTCACGGACACCTCGGTCAACTTCGCCCTGTGCGTCGAGGGGGAGACCCTCACAGTGGCCACCGGACCGAACGCCGGGACGTATCTCCTGGAGACCCTCGTGGGCCTCAATGGAGGCCCCGTGGGGGGCTCAGGTCTCGGGCCTACTACGTCGGTCCGTCCCGCACCCAGCTTCCTCCGGGTGGCCCCCAGGATCATGACTGCGGGCACGTCCATCGCGTACTCGGTGGCGGTGGATCGGCTCGGTGCTCGCACCCCCCAGACGGTCACCAACGAGGACGTGAGCAGTCAGTTCTACGGGGATGGGGTGGCCACGTTCACCACTCTCCTCACCGCCTTGGGTCCACTGGTCAAGGGATGGGGCGACGCCACTCCGGCCAGCACCGCCGACGTGGTGGTGCTGTATGACGGCACCCAGCAGACGGTGAGTGCCGTCAACCCGTACACCGGGGAGATCACGCTGGCCGCGCCCGTCATCAGCTTCGCACCGGGGGCGCACATGGTGACGGTGAGCTACCAGTGGTTCTCGGTGCCAGTCACTGGGATGGCGGGCCTCAACACCAAGGGCCTGACCCTCAACAAGTGGAGCCTCCGTGGTGGGAGGAACACCACTTCACCGACCTACACGGGCTACGGCGGTGGTTTCGCAGGCACCCGGTTCCCAATGGGTGTGACCCTTGGCAGGTTCGCCCGACGGGCACCTATCCTTCAGATCGCCCACCGTTTCATCGGGTTCGAGAAGGGCTACACGGCTGGGCTCAACAGCCCGACAACGATGCTCCTCAACCAGTCACCTGGGAGGGTGTCGGTTCCGTACGCGACGGCAGACGTGACCCCCCAGAACTTCCGCTACGAGGGCAACGCATTCCCGACGGACCCGTGGGTGTCCGTCGGTGGAGTGCAGGGGTTCGTCAACGGCGAGTTCTACACATTGGTTGATAATGTGCCCACTGAGGTGGCTTATTGGAAACGTGACTTTCCATTGCCCACCTCTACCAATGTCGTGATGGCGGCTCGCATCCAGGTGACCGGGTACGTGCCTGACGGGGTGTTCACGGGTGTGGGGTTCGGATTCCACAACAACCAGCGACTGTTCTTCGTGGGTGCGCTCACGGTGACCAACCCGGTGACGGCCACGGCACTGCGCCATGTTGGTGTGCTCCTTCGCCCGGGGAAGCTCTCGGAGCTCACGTCCTGGACGGTGGGTCCAAACGCCTTCGGACAGGTACTCAAGCCCGAGACGGGGGCGACGCTTGGGACGGTGACCGTTCCGACGGCTTCCATCCCCACCCTGTTGAGTGCGGGGGACAAGTTCCAGGTGCTCGAAGGCACCCAGACCGGGGTGTACACGATCACGGACCTCTACCAGTCCAGCACCGGCAACACGTTCCTGGTGGTGTCCCCGATGTTCCCGGCGGACCCGGAGCTCTTCGGCAACCGAGACGTGACGATGTACTTCGACACGGGCTGGGACGACGGTCTGTGTACGTGGCGGCTCTACGCGAACACCCGGAGTCAGTCGGTCTCCCTGGTGTTTGGTGGGAAGTCCGGGTCCACCACGACAGTGGAATCTGGCACCGTGGCATCCCCGGCGTACCTGGGGCCAGACATCCTCCCTGAGGGCTACGGGCGGGCGCTCTGGGGCTCCATCGACCGGCTGGCCACGAACACCACCGTGTGGGACTTCGTGCGGTGTGCCTCGACGCCCGATGGGGCGTACACGTTCTCACGGGGGACCGTGGTGGACACCACCATGTCAGCCGACCCCGAGGACGGGGACTGGTACCTGGAGACGCCCTTTGGCGACTCCCACACCACGGCGGGCACCCTCACCCTCACCAGCACCCCCGCGGACGCTGGGCTGGGCACGTCGTACGGCTACGGCTACACAGACCCATTCCTCAATGGCAGACGGGTCGCGGCGTTTGACGCCAAGTTCTCAGTCGAGCGCGACACGGCGGGTGTCGGTGGTGCGACCCTGGCTCTCCGGGACACTCACCGTGAGGCCCGCCTCGCTACCATCCTGTACCGGGATGATGGTGTGCTCGGCAAAGTGGTCCAAAAGTTGGACACCGTGTCTCTCGTGGGGTCGATCCCGTACTACCAGCAAGGGTGGGACGGGACCGTGGGCGGCAGCGCCTCCCCGAACGGCCCGGAGATGTTCCTCACGGGTGACGGCACCTCTTGGGACATGGCCCGGGTGCTCACCC